TTCAGAGCCTGAAGGGATACCATTATAGTTATATTCGTTCCATGCTTGTAATGCAAATGATCTTACAAATCCCCATTGGGTTACTGATACGTTGTCGTTAAGAGTTGACCATGGAATCCATGTTGCTTCTTGTCCTTGTCCTGTGTTTCCTGAAATAGAATATCCAGTGGTTGCGGGACCTTTATAAGTAGCAGAACTAGGGTAGTTACTCCAATTATTTGATGGGTCGGTTATAGTATAACCAGGTGATTTGCTGTTACCCAATGCAGGTATTGAATTTTGTCCAATTGATATTAAATTATCATAGACTGAAGTACCTGCAGGTACTATACTAACTTGTCCTCTTACATATGCATCATTGATAGCATATGTAAGTTGTTTGAGACAAGTATTAGTTATAACTGAGCCCAGAGTATAATCTGTATTAGTTTTGCTTGACCCTACATATTCAGTTACGAAGGGGTTTATTCCTAACCCTGTGTCTTGGAATAAAGAACTTAAAACATTTATACTTAATGGACTTTGTTGTGGCATTTTATGGACAATTGATATTTGGACTACCTTGAACTATACTATGACCACAAGTATTACCTGATGTAACTCGTAGAACAGGTGATCCTTCACAAATAACAGTGGGACTACCATTAGTCGTTGTTGCAGACAAATGTGGTCTACCTTTTCTGTGAGGAGTAATACCACTTACATGCAAGCCAACAGGTATTCCATTAGCAAATACGGTGCCTGCGCCGCGAGTAATTGCACCTCCTGCTTCATTTGTATCACCTATTCTACTAAGTTGTGGCATAGTTTATCCAAGAATTAATTTTTTACTAGGAACTTTTATTCCAGTTGTAGCCTCTATATATTTTGTTTTAACTGCATCTTCTGTCTCTGCAATTATCGCAATACTATTAGTATTTAGTCTAATATTTTCTTTGGTATCTGCGGTAAACATGCTTGGCATCAATCCAATGCCTTGTGGCCCAGGAGCCACACTTACTGGGTCACTTATCAAGTAATAGTCATTAAAAATCCCTACTACTTTAGTGATAACTTCTTCTCCGGAAAAAAGCTTAAAACTGTAAATTTCATTCACTGTTAAATTCATGTTATGCTGCCAATCTTTGTTTTAGTTCTGTCAAACCACCTACATATTCTTCATTCATGAATATCTGTGGCACTGATTTTGCGGTGGGCACTGCTTCAAGCAGTTCTTCTTTCATCCAACCATCACCTATTTTTCTTTCTTCAAATTGAATTCCTTTTTGTTTTAACAAACTCTTTGCTTGTTCGCATTGTGGACAATTGTAACGAGACCATATTATTACGCTCATAAAAACTCCTTTCTTTAAATTTCTGGTAATTCATCATAGTTTATATCAGCACTCATACTACCTACAAGATAGTTGGTACTTTCATTCTCTTGTAATGCAACTTGTTTTGTGCTGGTCGAAGCATGTTTGTTAAACCACGGAATAGGAGTTGCTTTAGGAGAAGATGCGTTATACTTTAAACCAATTTCTTTCAATGCAGTTGCTGCGGTATAATCCACAAAATCTTTTAGGATTTGAGCATTAAGTCCAATTACTGGGCCTTTCTTAAAAAGATAATCCGCCCATGCTTTTTCTTCCCGAATGACATCCATGTATAGAGCATAAACTTCTGCTTCACACTCTACCTTTGCTTTGGCGAAACGCGGATCATCCTTAACTACAGTATTGATAATATAAGCAGTCCATTCCTTATGCAGTATTTCGTCTTGCAGAATAAGACTAATGATGTTGCCATTACCAATAAAAATCTTGTTTTCAACCATTGCAAGACTAGTTGCAAAACTTACCATGAAACGGAATGCTTCTAATGCATAACTTGCATTTAGTGCTAACCAAATTGACTTAATATGCTCTTCTTCACTTACAAGCATTTCACCTATTTCTTTTTGACAATTTAACTTGTGAAGATAGTCATAGTACTTACCAACGCTACTAGCCATATCCACGATTTCTTTCGTATCATGGATAGTGTTGAAAACTTCTTTTGGAACGTTATAGATATTACGTATGATGTGGCTATAACTGCGACTATGGATATTAGATTCAAAGAACCCCCAATTAAACATCAATGTTTCTAGTTCAGGAACACTAACAACTGGTGTAAAAATTTGTGTAGGGCCGCGACCTTGCAAACTATCTAATGCAGTTTGACGCAATAGGTTACTAGTAAAGATATGTTTTACAGTATCGCTAGCAGTTTTAAAATCTCCAGCATCTTTAGTTAAACTAATTTCTTCTGGTACCCAAAAGAAGCCACGTGCGGTTGTTTCATAATTAGCAATTTTAGGATATTTAAATTCCTCAAATCGTTGTACTGTTACCGTACCATCTAAAAACATTCTACGGCGTAAATAGTTTGGATTAACACTTAAGTTATATTGCTCTTTTGACATATTATTCCTTGTTTATAAAACACAGCTTTCGCAGTGTTCTTCTTGTGCTATTTCTTCAACATCTTTTAAATTAGTAGTAGGTGCCTCAATTGAAAGTTTAGATCCAGATTTATCCAAAAGTGAATAGTACAGTGTTTTTAGACCATATTTCTGTGCAAGCATTAAATTCTTTGCAATAAGTGTTGCAGGAACTTTTTTATCAGCAAAATGTTTAGGTGAATAAAAAGTATTTGTGCTGATGCTTTGATCGACATATGCTGCCAAAACAGCAGCAGTTTTCAGATAATCAATACAATCTTTCTGTTCCCACATAAGTTGATATTTGTTCTTCAATTTTTGATATTCTGGCACTACTTGAGTGAAACTACCAGCTTTACTTTCTTTAGTTGTAATTAGACTCATGGGCAATTCAATACCATTAGTTGAATTGATTACTACTGAACTAGATTCAACTGGTGCAATAGCCATTAGTGTTCCATTACGAACACCATGCGTTTTCATTTCTGTTCTTAGATTTTCCCAGTCTAATTCAGGAGTAAAATCTGTTAGTTGATTTACGCCTTCTGCCCGTAGTTCCCAAGGGAAAATACCTTGACCATAACGCATTTCATCACTATGCAAACATTTGCCTCTTTCTTTGGCCAACTCAACATTTACTTCAGTTAGATAATAAGCTTGATGTTCCATCCAAGATTTAACTTCAGTCAGTGCATCTTTTTCACCGTATTTAAAACCACGTTTAGCGTGCCAATATGCTAGATTAGTGACTCCTATACCCAATGGTCTAATTTCTTCATTACTGAGCTTACTTTGTACACTCAAAAAGTCTTGATAATCAAGTATGTTGTTTAAACTACGTGCAAGAATTCTGCAGGCGCGGCGCATATCTTCTGGGTTTCTAAAGCATCCCCAATTGATACTTCCAAGTGTGCATAAGGCTATCCTGCCATTGGCATCATCCAAACGCTTGAACGCTCTAGTATGAAGTAAAATCTCTTGACAAAGATTTGACTGATAGATGGGATATAGTTTAGTATCAAAAGGACCCTGTTTTTGTACATTGTCAATGAAGGTAATGTATATGCGTCCTGTATCTGTTCTTTCTTTTAAGATCCCGCTCTTAAAAACATCTTCAGCATTCATAGTCTTCTTGCGAAGATCGGTTCTCTTTTCGCATTGAACATATAAATGATCAAATAGAGAAATATCACGATAGTATGCCTCATAAAGATCAGGGACTTCGTTAGGATCAAAAAATGTAATATTTTCTTTGTTCTTGAATCGTTTTAGAAATAAACCACTCATTACTAAATTATAATCCAAATGTCGTACTCTAGTTTCTTCGGTACCTTGATTATTCTTAAGAACAATTAGGTCTTCAAATTGATAATGCCAAATAGGATATGTAATGGTAGCGCTGGCGTTACGAATGCCACCCTGACTGCAGGACCTAAGATCACCAAACCATTTCTTCAAGAAAGGAACTAGTCCAGTATGTAGTATTTCACCCTTTCTAATTGGGGCGCCTAAAGGTCTAACTCTACCAATTTCAAGACCAATACCAGCACGTTTGCTGGCATATTTTGCCATCATTTCCCCGCTAGCAAATATACTATCAAGATCATCATCGCTGCGTATGAGGACGCAACTAGAAAACTGTTTGGTAGGAGTGCCAAGACCAGCGAGCACAGGAGTAGCGAGAGTAAAAAGACCATCGGATGCAGCATTGTAATACTCCTTTATGTAACGCATTCTAGCTGATTGTGGTTCTTCACGATGAAAAACAGTGGCGGCAGCAATCATATACCTTACTTGCGGCGTTTCATAAATCTGTTTAGTTGTGCGATTTTTTACTAGATATTTCTCAACTAATTGCTCAATCGCTGCATAGCTATAAAGTTCATCTTTGCTATGATCAATCATAGCATCCATTTTATTCCATTCTTCTTCTGTATACCATTCTAATAGTTCAGGAGTATAAAGACCTACTTCAACATTCTTTTTTACGATTTCATAAAGCCTCGGTGGTTCATATGTTCCGTATACATCTTTACGCAACATACTAACTCTTTGCTTTCCTGCCACGTACTGATAGTTGGTATTACCGATTTCTGGATTTATTTCTACGTTGATTAGGTCTGAAATAGCACGTAATGTGATTTCATCTATTTCACGGGTAGAAATTCCATTATAAAAATGTGGTTGTGCTTTGATTTCAATCATTGATTGACTTACATCTGCAATACCTTTGCAGATTTTTGCAATCTGTGCTTGCCATTTTTCTAAATTAAGTGGTTCTGTTTCTCCTGAACGTTTCTTAACAAATATTTCCATTATTTTATCTTTCTTATTAATTCGCTAATATCTATAGTTTGTTTGACGGTAAAATCGCGTAGAATGTTATTTACTACCGTATTTGGCCAGTAATTAAGTATATATTTTGCATCCTCTACCAACACTAATACAACATCTTCATTATTATAATCTTTTGCTTCAACAAAATCAATTTTGTTGATTCCCAATAAATGCAGGGTGTATACCATACCTAGCCCTCTTGCTATAGTACAATACGTGTTTTCATGTATGAGTTCCCAGGGATCGGGCCATTGATTAACAAAATCAGGATGTAAGTAATGATTAACAAGTGGAGTTTGTTGCCACCATTTGTCTACTTCTATTGCAATCGTTTTTGTGTCTTGTCCTGTTAATTTTTTTCTTAATTCGTACCAAGTTTGTAATCGTTGATCATATGGGCATTGAAATATGTTTATCATTTAATTTTTACATCAAATTTTTTAAGTGCATCAATCACTACATTTGATTTTACAAATACATTTTCATCAAAATCACATTGTTCCCACAACCAATATTGTCTTTCTCTTAAGTATTTTCTATCTTTTAATAAGTTGATATTTTCAGGATGACCAAAAATATTTGGGTCACTGGGACCAAATAACACTATTCCTGACTTTTTCAGTTCCCAACAAAAATGTTGAAAAAAGCTATCCACTGAAATCCAAGTCTTGCATTGATGCACTAATTCTGTTAGTTGAGATAAACTTAAATTTTTTCTGAAGTCTTTTACCAATTGAAGTTCTCCTTCAACTCCAATTTGAATTATTTCTTCATCAATTTTCTCAATCACATGAGTCCAATATGGATAATTTTTAGGGTGAAGTTTTTCTTCTCTTAGTTTTTTGGCATAAGGTGAAATTATAATCATTTTGTTGCTATTACATTAAGAAATATATGTTTGTTATCTGGTTTGACGTATCCTGAATCAGGGGCCAATCTTGTTATGTTTCTAAATCCAACTGTTGTCATACTTTTTTTCAGTTCAAACTCCGTGTATAAAAATTTATGCATCAACCCAGGATTTATCCAAGCTGTAGAAAAAAAGTGACCGTATAGATTCCAACGCCCATCTTGATCCGCTTTTATAAATTCTTTACATGATTCTAGAAAATCAGGTGTTTCAATGCGTATTGAAGCATTTGCCTTTAAAACTCTATGCCATTCTTTTAATACATCAAATGCATGTAAATAGTCAAAATGTTCTATCACATGATATGCTCTTATTTCATCAATGCTATTATCAGCATAAGGTAATTTTGAAATATCGTATTTTTCATCAGCAACATCTGAATAGAGGTCAACATTTACAAAACCTTTTATATAGTCTCCGCCGCATCCTAAATTTAATCTTATCATTTTAAATTGTACAACTTTCTAAATGCATCTTCAAGAGATCCTTGCCAATTCCAATTATCCATTTTTGCGTAAATATTATAGTCTTCGATACTACCTAACTCGTTATAAGCATCAGCAATTGATTTACCTGGAACAATATCTGGATAACAACTGTAGATTACAGGATTTTTCAACTCAGGTAAAATCTTCTTAAAAACGATATGGTCTCCCATTCCGCAGTTCAACACTACGATAGTTTTGTCTTTATTTTTTACTTTGGCAAAAAATATTTTGTCATCATTGGCAAACAATTGTGGATCACCAGTTCTAATACCGCCCTTTTTATTCTTTAAATGCCATGTTACTGTATCAGGAATCAAAACATTTTTATAACCTTTTGTTAGCAGTTCATATGTAAACAGAGTTTCTTCTCTATGTGCGACCCTAGATAATTCTAAACAATAATCAACAATGCCTGCCCTATATATAAAAGAACAATGCAGATGATCAACTTCTTGTTCTTTTTCTATGTAGTACCATTGCAAATTTTGTTCATTGTCTACATTTTCAATTTTACCAGTAGAATTTATTTTTCCCCATATTGGTGTTGTTAAAATAGATCCTGCTACTGCGCCTATACTCTCATCGCTTTTTATTTTGTTATATAGTTTTTCTAATACATCATAGTTTGGTATACAATCGTCATCTACTCTCCAAACATATTTATATCCCATTCTATTTGCTCTTTGATGATTGTGATGTTGTCCTTTCTTTAAAGCAAATTGCCATTCCCATTTTATTCCCATAGTCTCCATCATTTGTAACAGATACAAATAATGTTGTGTTTCTCTGACATCAATAGGTTCATCATTATCGTCAAAAATTATGACTTTGTTTGGCTTTAGAGTTTGATTAATAACAGAAGCTATCGCAAGTGGTAATGTAGTGTCGTATCTACCTTTTGTGGATATAGAACATAGAATCTCGTTCTCGTTGTTTTTTTGTTTATATATCTCATTGTTTTTATTTTGCTCGTACCATTCTTTATTAAACTTCTTTGCTAGTGTTAATTCATTCGTGTAAAAAATGTTTTCCCAATTAGAAACCAATGTTTTATCGTGTACTGTTCCTTCCCCTTTATGATAGATCGGAAACTCACCCACATTTGTATTTGCTTCTTTTGACCAACGTTTATTTTCATCTACACATTTAACTTTAAAGCCGGCTTCTTCTGCTATGTAACAATAGTCAGTGTCTTCATGTCCACCTACACCATAATCCAAACTTAATAATCCAACTTTGTCAAATACCTTTTTGTGTATCATAACGCAGAAAAATATTGCAAAATTTCGTTTAGTTATAGGGGAATATTTTAACAAAGTGCCAGTAATTCCCATATCAGGGTCGGTATCAAATGGTTCGGCTAAAACTTTTAACCATCTACCTTTTTCCCAATAATCAAGAATTATTACATCATTACTGAAAAGTAAAATCTTTTCGCATGAAGCCTGTACTATGCCTTCATTACATGCCTTGGCATACCCCAATGGTTTTTCATTCCAAACAATTTTTAAATGTTTCTGTAAGCCCAATTCATTGAAGGCTTCTTGTAGTTCATCTAGGTATTCTCTTGTATTATCTTTACATCCGTTAGCAGAGATAATCAATTCAATATCTCTAACAAAAGAATTTTTTAGAATTGATTCAATACTAGGTTTAAGAAGATCATCACAATGATTATAAGTCGGGATAACAATACTGTATTTCATAAGTTTATTTTTTCCATATTTCTACTACTATGTCAGATGGTCTCATATTAGTTTTGTTTCCATACTGATCAAAATCCCAATAAAAAATTCTTTTTTCTTGTATTCTATGAAAACCTGATTTTAAAAATTTATCATATAAGATTTTACTTCCTTTAAATTTAGGATGAAGATTCTCGTGAATTTCAATGGCTATATATTTTATTCTTGCTAAATCTTGTTCTGTTGCATTTAACAACAAATCATATTCTGCACCTTCACAATCGCATTTTAAATATACATCATCAGTTTTCATATAGGTCATTAAAGTTTGTAGCGAAATTGTTTCAACTACTTCATAATTTTCTGACGCAAAATATACGCTACTAAGTCCAGAATCAGTATTAGAGTATAAATTTATTTTTTCACCATCTATTTCACCAACTGCTTTTTTGAATGTTGTTACTTGATTGAGATTTAATTTTTTAATGTTTTCACAAAGTAAAGAATATGTTTCTGATATCGGTTCTACTGCTAGTATTTTTTTAGCGTTAAAATACCCAGTTAATAGTGTAAAACTTCCTATATTTGCACCTATATCAATGAATTCATAATTTTTTACTGTGGCAAAATCTAATGCATAAACATTATTAACTATGACCTCATTATAGATGAACTCATGTTGAGTTTTTATGAATTCAAGTTTTGATTGATGATCAGAGTTTGAGTTCAAAATTTCTGTATCTCGTTCCCATCTTTGGTTTGAATATGGTTCTTCTTTTGTTGAAACCAAAACACCATTATGGTCATATGCAAAAAAGTACACTGGTGCAAGCTTTATATTTCTAAATCCTAACTCTTTTAATTTATTTTCTATAATGGTTCTACCTTTATACACCGGGTGTAAGTCAGAATGAACCTCTAACACTATTGTCTTAATTCGGCGCATTGACTCAACTGTAGCATTCATTAGAATGTCATATTCAGCACCTTCGCAATCAAGTTTTAGAAAAATATCATCACCTATACATAATTTTAAAATAGTATCTAATGTAATGCTTTCTACTATTTCATAATCTTCTTTAAGGTTATACAAACTATTGTAACCATTATTTTCGTTACCTATACTAATTTTATGATTTACACCGTCAATATTAGTTACTACGTTTTTAAGTGTTATTATATTTTTGTAACCGGAATCAGAAACGTTTTGTTTGAAAACATTAAATGCATTATTTACTGGTTCAACTCCTATTACCATTTTTGCACCCTTTGATGCAGCCAATAAAGATAGACAACCTATGTTAGCTCCAATGTCAATGACGGTTCTATTTTGTATTTCTTCTTCTGTTATATCATATTGATTGGATAATATAACTTCGTCATAAACAATTTTATTTTGACTTTCCATAACATTCAAGTTCCAACACGACTTTATCTCGTTATTAGCATCCCAAATACCCAGCAACAAACTATGTGCTAATGGATCATTATAAATTACCGGATCATTTACTATTCTACCTTCTGCATCAATATACTTAAATCTACAATCCTTAAAAGAACTTTCATTCAAATTGTGAATAAGATGATGCTTACTAAATTGCCCAGGTTTTTCATTCATAGGAACTGTGAAAATTAATCGTTTGCAGTGTTTTTTTAAATGTTCTACCACTTCTAAACCATTAGCAATATGCTCTATTGTTTCAAATGCTATGATAGTATCATATTGGTCCAACTTAAATTTATTGATATCACTACAAACGAATTCACAATTATATTCCCAGTTTTGTTCTTCTGCTGCCTTTATTACATGTTTGTCATAATCTAATCCAGTATATTGAATATCTTTAGGTAAAAACTGTATGCCGAACCCACTACTACATCCCAACTCTAAGACTTTTTTACCTAATAAGTTATTTGCCGCAAATTGATATCTTGCTGCTTCTCTGGGATATATGTTATCACCTTTAAAAAATACAGCACGTTCTGAGTGGTTAGACAATGCCCACTGATACCAAGGCCTGTTATATTTTCTAGCAAGAGTCAATGAGTTTTCATGAAATATGTTTTCCCATTCTGGGACTAAATTTTTATCATGTAAAGTTCCTTCACCCTTGTGATATATCGGAAATACTCCGGTAAAAATTGATGCTTCACTTTCCCATGTTTTTTCTGTGCATTCAATTACTTCAAAACCTGCTCGTTCGCACTCAATGCTAAATTCAGTATCTTCACCACCGCCTACTCCATAATCTAAACTCAACAAACCTATTTTGTCAAATACTTTTTTATGGATCATAACACAAAAAAATATTGCAAAATAATGCCCCGCAGGTTCGCTTGGTCCCTTCAATACACATGATATTCCACATTTCTCATTAGTTTTGAATGGATTACTAAGTAATTCTAGCCAATAATTTATATGTTGGGGGAGCAATATAGTGTCATTGTTTAATAGTACGATGAGGTCCGTTGTTGCTTGAGTAATTCCAACGTTACATGCTTTAGAGTATCCAAGCGGCTCACTGTGCCAAACTATTTTTAAATTTTCACCAAGACCCAATAAGTCATATTTCTTTTTGAGTTTATCTAGAAAGATTTTTGTATTATCTATACATCCATTTGCTGAAACTATCAATTCAATATCAGATATATCTGAATATTTAAAAATTGATTCAATACAAGGTTGTAAAAGATCATCGCAGTGATTGTAGGTAGGGATAACGATACTGTATTTCATTTAGTTAGAGTAAAAACTTATTTATTTTTATCTTCTAACTGTTTAATTTTTTGATTTAACTCTTTAATTGATTCAATCAATACTGCGATTAATCCGTTATAAGCAACTGTTTTTTCTCCTTTTGGATTTGTATGAACTATTTCTGGGAAGATTTTTTCAACTTCTTGAGCTAATACACCTAATGATCTTATACCATTTTCTTTCCATGCAAAGTTTAGTCCATTTAGTTTTGCAATACTGTCAGTTGGGTTTGGTATCTGCAAGAAATCTGTTTTCATTGTCATATCAGATAATGAGTTAAATTCTGTAGCAGAAACTCTTCCTGTACTTGCATTAAAATAAAGTTTAGTTGTAGTTACTTTTGCAGTTTGTGAAGAGCCTGCTGCACCTACCATAACTGGATACAATGTAGTAGTAGCGGTGTCATCTGTTGCATTAATGATATTATTTGGTCCATCAGCTCCACTGAAACCGCTGAATCCACTTGTACCAGCTCCACTGAAACCGCTGAATCCACTTGTACCAGCTCCACTGAATCCAGATGTTCCGCTAAAGCCACTTACTCCACTGAAGCCACTTGTACCACTGAAGCCACTTGTACCACTGAAGCCACTTGTACCAGCTCCACTGAATCCACTTACACCACTGAAGCCACTTGTACCACTGAATCCACTTGTGCCTACTCCACTAAATCCACTTACCCCACTGAATCCACTTGTACCAGCTCCACTGAATCCAGATGTTCCGCTAAAGCCACTTACTCCACTGAAGCCACTTGTACCACTGAAGCCACTTGTACCAGCTCCACTGAATCCACTTACACCACTGAATCCAGATGTTCCGCTAAAGCCACTTGTGCCTACTCCACTAAATCCACTTACCCCACTGAATCCACTTGTACCAGCTCCACTGAATCCAGATGTTCCGCTAAAGCCACTTGTACCTACTCCACTAAATCCACTTACCCCACTGAATCCACTTGTACCAGCTCCACTGAATCCACTTACACCACTAAATCCACTTACACCACTGAAGCCACTTGTACCTACTCCGCTGAAGCCACTTGTACCACTAAATCCACTTGTACCTACTCCGCTGAATCCACTTAC